CATTAGGACATATCCTGTCCAGCGGTGAAGCCGTAGTAAATTGTTCCGCCGTCAATGGTGAAGAAAACAAATACATCCACATCGGCAGCACCCGTAGAAAGCGTGGGCGCAGTCGCTGAAGCCCAATCTACACTAGAGGGCCATGTAATGGTTCGGCTCCCGGTTCCATCTTGAGTAACTTTTAATATAAAAGAAGACACATATCCCGATGCTGCTGGGCTAGTCCAGTTAAATGTGCCTATGTTATGAGCCAGCGTTATTGAGAAAACGGAGCCATCGCTTACATCTAACGCAACCGTTGTGCCTGATGTAAGTGCGGTAGGTGATTGTTCTGTAATGGCAGCTTCAAACTTAACAACTTGGTTCTCATCAATATGAATCGCCGGGGTAGTCCCTACAGTAGACCCCAGACCAATTACTAAGTCATCAGCCGAGTCATCGAGTCCTACATAAAAGTCTTGGGCATTACCGTCAAAAACTATTTTAGTGTCAACGGCTGCGCCATCCCCTATGGTGACCGAGTCATCTGTAAGGGTGAGGATACTGTTAGTGCCAACCGTAGAGCCGTCACCGATAACCAGCGTATCTGCGGAATCGTCTAAACCAATGTAAAAATCCTTGGCGTTACCATCGTAGACAATTTTGGTATCAACCGCTGCGCCGTCACCCACAGTGACAGAGTCATCGGTAAGAGTAAGAATGCTGTTGGTGCCTACAGTAGAACCATCACCAATCACTAAGGTGTCGGCGGAATCGTCCAGACCAATATAAAAGTCTTTAGCGTTGCCGTCATAAACGATAGCCGTATCAGCCGCCGCGCCATCCCCCACAGTAACAGTATCGTCAGTGATCGTAAGGATGTTATTTGTGCCAACAGTAGAGCCTTCTCCAATAACTAATTTGTCGGCTGAGTCATCCAGACCGATATAAAAGTCCTTGGCATTACCGTCATAGATCAGGGCGGTATCAACAGCAGCACCATCCCCTAATGTAACCGTGTCATCCGTTATCGTAAGGATGCTGTTAGTCCCAACGGTAGAGCCTTCTCCGATAACCAGCTTGTCTGCTGAGTCATCCAAACCCACATAAAAATCTTTAGCGTTGCCATCAAAGACTAACTTGGTATCTTCCGCCGCTGCGTCCCCGATAGTAAGAGTAGTTCCTCCAACGGTTAGAGAGTCAGTAACGGTTAAGTCCGTCAAGGCATCAACAATAGCTGCCCCGGAACCAGCCCCATCGGAATACACCACAGCGGTGCGACCACTGGCTATTGTGACATTGGCACCACTACCCTGACTAATAACGATTGATTGAGAGCCAGAGGTTGCATTCTCTATAATCCAAACCTTCTTTACAGTATTTGGGCCTAGCGTGATCGTGCAGGTAGAGTCCAATGTGCCGGTGTACTTGAGCATTAACGCTCTGCCTTCATCGGCTGAACCATCGGCAATGGTAGTGGCATGGGTATCGGCGTTAGTTGTGATCGCCTCTGTTCCATAGCCCAATGCCTGACCTATCAGTTCTAGGTTGGTATTGGTGCTTGTGCCCCACGTTCCCGATTCGTCCCCAGTACTTATTTCTTTTAGCCGTAGGTTATTGACGTATGTAGCCATGTTGTTCCTCTTAACTTGTTAACAGCAAAGCTATGCTGCTATCTCTGTCCAATTTGGTGTTTGCGATGTACTAACCTCTGACCAGCTTGGTGTTTGTGATGTCGGGACAACGCTCCAGACGTTTACCCCGCCGCCGGACGCAGTGACCACTGTGCCTGTAACTCCTATTGATACGCCGCCGCCTGCGGTTTCTGTAGTATTACCTGCGGTTGCAGTAACAGAGTTTCCAGTAACGGTAACAGTAACCCCTGAGCCTTCGCCAACAGTAACGCTACCAACTGCTGACGTTCCTGCGACTCCCGAAGCAGTGACAGTGACCCCAGCGCCTTCAACAACAGTAACACTACCAATAGCACTAGTGAGTTCTGTAAAGGCTACATCTTGCCCCCAGCCACCACTTCCCCAGCCTTGGGTAATACTACCCCAGCCCTCAAAGGTAACATTAACGTCAGCCATGCTTAGGCAATCCTAATAATCGCACTACTTGAATCAGCGGTTGGGAACGTAATGGTAAAATCCCCGCTCGATGAAGATTTATCAGAACCAAAGTTTAATACTAAAACTGCCCTGTTTGCCGATCCTCCCGTAGTGGAAGAATTATAAATCACCGCTCCTCTTGCGGTAACGCTGGAGCTTGACCAAGTTACATCAACAAAGTCTGTAAGAGCGGTGGTGCTGGAGGTCGTCGGTGTAACATTGGTTAACGCCGCTCCTCCCGCGCTATACCCAGTGCCGCTGGCCTCATTAGAAGAGCTATAAGCTGTAGTCGAAGCACCAAGAGAAGCACTGCTGGTATACAAAGCAATCTTAAATGCGTTGCCAGATCCCGTAGTGGTGCTTGTGCCGCCGCCACTACCGTTAGTAAAGTTGTGTATGCCTTGCAATAGTTCCTGCTTGAAACTAGTGCAGACCGCTTGTGTGATTGCCATTACATTTTCCTCAGAATTTCTGCCATATCAAAATAATCAGACTGCTCAAGCTCTGCAATCGTTGTTGTCTTGCTGCTTTTGACCGCCTGTTCCATGTAATACTTTACTACATGAAATACATCTTCTTTAAAGGCATTTGCCTGCTCCGCAATAGCTGGATGGCTCTGGGAGCCAACGCTAACAATAGTATTCGTAGCTCTTTCAGCCCAGTGGTCTGTCGAAAGACCGCCATTGCTTGTTGTTACCACGCCAACATTTCCAGCTTCAGATTTAGAAAACTCAATCATTACAGCCTCGCCTGCCTGACAGCGCCAGACCTATAACTATCTGTGGTGTCGTACCCTTCTCCCAGCCCTTTAAGCTTGGCAAGGGCATCCTCATATCTGGTCGCATAAAGTTGCAACAGGTCAGGCTCTCCCTTTAAGAAGGTGTAAGCCTCAAGCAAGCAACCATACAATAGTGTGCTTTCCGCATTATCTCCCAGCCAGCTTGTGCCAGCCGATGCAGTTGTAATTGATTCTGGCTTGTAAAAATAATGAAGCTCTGCCGTTAAACTAGCATTGGGGGTTGGGCCAAGAATAAAGCTGTCTGCGTTAAACAGTCCGTAATACTTTGGTGTCCCGGTCGTTGAGCTAGACGGATAAGCCTCTCGGATAAACCCAACATCTTTAAAGAGCAAAAACTCATACCCGCTATTATCGACAGCTAAGGAATAAGGGGCCAAAAAATCTGATGGCGCTGTCAAATATTCGGTTCCGCTCGTCATAGAGCCGGTGCTGTTTTTCTTAAAGTCTGGAAGCTGTACAGACTTGAGTATCCTGTCTTCTGCCTGCGTAATGATTACCGGCAAATTGCTGACAAAGGTTGTCTCAGTGGTCTCTAAGTAATCTTGCAGCGCATTTTTAAGTGTTGTGAATGTCCAAGCCATAATTCATTTGCCTTTTAAAAAGGCTACAGATTGTTTGATAAGAGCGCCTTTAGTCTCCCTACGATCCAGCTCTAACCCATGTTTACGCATTTCTTTTTCCAGATCTGCTTTAGTAAGAAGCTCAAGTTCAGCCTTAGAGGGTATTTTTAGCTTAGGTGCTTTCTTTTTAGGGGCCGGTTTTTTAGTAAGCGAGTCCAAAAACTTCACCTTTTTCTTCTTAGGGGCCACGGCAGGCTGCATTTCAGCCAATCTTTTTTCTGCTTGGCTCTTAGTCATTGGGTCAAAAACAACAATGTCATATTCGCCGTACTCGCCGTACTCGCCGTCTTTGTATTTAGTGCCTATTTGGTAAGCAGGATCTCCCGAAGAAAAATTCCCGTTTTGAAAAACTTCTAACTTTGCCATGACAAATGTTCTCCTTAACTCGTCGTTACAGTTACCTTGCCAGCCTCTGCTTCTATGTCCAGACCGACCGTTACACTGCCGAAAGCTGCATCACCACCACCAACGGGGTTCCAAGCAAAAAGCTCTCGACTCTCATCAGCCGCCCTGTCTGGTCTTGGGTCTCTCAAGGGTCTGGGGTCATCAACCTTAACCTTCCCCAGTTGTAACTGAGGTTGATCCTTGTCAACAACATCCTTCCCAACGCGGAAACCTGTGGGTCTTTGATTAACAATCTCGGGCACAAGATCTTTTAACTTGTACCTGAAGCCGGTCATGTCGCAAATGCCGTAAGCATAATCACCTTTAGCAAATCTGCTCAAAACTGATAACCTCCCGGCGATATAAAGAGAGAAGCCTTGGTTCTGTCGCTATCCGCAGCAATAGTAAACTGCTCCTCGTAATCGGCTTTAAGGAGCTGCGCTCTAGCCGCAGCTTCTGGGTACTTCATGCTAAGCTGATAGGCAAGACCTGACACTAAAGAGGGTAAAAATCTGGCAGGGACATCCATGTTGTTGGATGCGGGACTACCAGTATCTTCTATCCTCTGCATGTAGTAATACGCAAAGGTATATGTCTCTTGGCTGTCAGGGGAAGGCCAAAGATGAACGGTAATTCCCTCTGGCTTTTTTTCAACGTAATACTGAAGGGGCTTGCTCTGGGTCAGCTTGTTGGAAAGCTGTGAGTAGTCACTAACAGAGATTCTGGTCATCGACTGATCAAATTGACTTGTGACACTCCCAGAGTCTGTCCTGATAGATGCCTCTACAATGTCCAAAACATCAGCATCCAGAGCATAAGCGGTTGTCCCAGCCGTCAGGGCTTGGGTTGTATTTCTAACCGTCCAAAGATTAAGGCCACGGTTTTGCCACTCAAGCATCAGCAGGTTTAAGCTTCTTCTTGCTGTCTTGTAGTCGTAGCCGCTCCTGAGTTCTGTGCCCGCCCTTTCAAAGGCTTCTTCCATTACGTCAGCAAGATCAAGGTCAAACGTATATGTGCCGCTCGTTGCCATCTAGCCTTTCCTCTTCTTCTTACGCGCCTCAGAAGACTTCATTAGCCGTAACTCTTTGATACCTGCATAACGATGTTGTACACATCGCCGCTAGAATGGCCCACAGTAGTAAACTGTACATCACCTGTCTTGCCGGAACCCGCGTTATTGGGAATGCCGGTAAAGTCAGTGAAATCTATTGTGTCTGCCCAGTCAGCATTAAGCTGCCAAGCAAGGACATCAGTCGTGGCATCAAAAAATATCTTTACGCCCATACCAATAGTGGAGTAATAGATCTTTTGAATCGTTACGCCAGAGCAAGCGGCACCAGACATTGGGTCGCTCGATAAGCCCGAAACATCTATTTTAGTTACTGCGCTTTCACCTGAGCCATCACTGACATTGGTAAAGCGAAATATAGCGGTCTTGCCGCCATCTTGTATTGTTTGTGTGGCTACTGCATCAGCCATTTGTACACCTCGCTCCCATAGGGTTATATGCAACAGAACAGCGGCTGCGAGAATACCCGCAACCAGCTATTCAATTTGCAGTTTAAGCAATAGTTGCTATCGGGGAAGCAAGTGCCTCTGCCTTCCAAGTTGAGTTGGTTCCGTCATCTGCAACACAAGTCAAAGAAACTCTGGAGTTAACAACTGTGGAGTTAACCAGTGTCAGGGTATCCCCGGCGACATCACTCGCAGGATTAGCCGCTGTACCGCCCATCAGAGAAAGTGCGCCATAGAAATTTGAAACCCCAGATCCCGGCAGAACAAAAGTAACTGTTTTGCTGCCGCCTACCGCTGTCGTTACCAGAAACTCATAAGTAGTTCCTACATTAGCAGTGGACAGTGCTGGCATATTGACAACAATATCCCCAGTACCATCAACATTAAACAGCGTACCGGATTCGTCAATAGTTAACGTATCTGTAACAGCACCACCCGTATTAAAGGTGGAATTGTCTACCGTGATCCGAAAATTAGGGCGAGTGTCGTAAGTAGCCTCTACAGTAATTGCACCTGTAGTGGAATTTTTTGTAATAGATTTAAATCCATTCTCGGAACGTACTGCCCCGGAAAAAGTGGAATTAGCCATTAGGTTCTCCTGTCGTGGCTAGTGTCTAAGGTTTCACATGAAACACTCAGTCAGGATTAAAACAAAAGGGGGGCAAAGCCCCCCGAGTGTTTAGCTTGAGCCGGGAGATCCGTAGATTCCCAGAGGATCGGATACGCCGAAGCTGTAACGCTCTCGCGCCTTGTAGCGCACGTTACCCGTATCGAAGTCACCGTCCATTGAAGTTTCCAGCGAAGTACGCTCGAAATGCTTCAACCCGTTAGGTATATCAGTGATGATATAGAAGGCGTTTGTATCAGTCAGATAGTGATTAACTGCATACCCTTCAGGGATTGCTCCCATGTTGCGGATAGCGTTAATGTCATTATCTGAAGTTGACACTCGCTGCGTTGTTTCAAGCAAACGATCTGCTGTAAACATCAAAGCGGGCGGCACAATCAAACGTCTTGGCCTAGCAGCGATCAACAAACCTCTTTCATCTGTGAAGGCAGCAATATCAATAATTGCATTCTCCAGAGATGTTTCGTTGAGGTCAGCCGCCGTTGAAGGACGGTTGTCATTTTTACCACCTGAAACGAGAGGGTGACCGTCACCGCCGGTTACGCCGTCACCGCTTGCTGTAAACAAGTTAACACCATCACCTGATTGGTAGGAGTTGGTGAAACCGTTATTCAGCGGGTTAACAGACTTGACCTGCTTAGTGTAAGCCATTGCCCGTGCCAGAGCCTTTGTATATCGCGCAGAAAGCGAGTCGTAGAGGTTATCCTCCATCGCTTCCTCGGTTATAGCAAAACCCATAGCAATCGTTTCATGGTTGTATCGTGCCGTGAAGGATTCTTGTGCTGAATCATAAGAGATTGCAGAACCTTCATTCTTCACAGGGGCGGCAGCAAAGCCGCTAAGCTTTACTTCCTCTTCAAAAGAACGATCAGAGCTTTCAGTCTCATAAATGAGATCATGCTCGTCCTCATACTTTTCATACTCCAAACCAAATAAGGCGTTAAGCCCCGGCAGGAGTTCTTTCAACATTTGCGCTCTTGAAATAGCCATTGATTAGACTCCTAGCTTGGTTTCATACGCATGACTCAAGGGCAGATAGGTCACAAGACAGTCGGTGTAGGTGTCGCCTACCGTGCTGCTCGGGCCTTCTACAAACTCAAGGACGCGGAGTGGAAGTGAATTTGTCGTAGCAATAGAGCCGCCGTCTAAGGCGTTCTTACTACGTCCGATTGCTGTTGATCCTGCTGTGCTAACCGCAGATACGTTGTTGCCAAGACCCGTTTGGGCAATAGCTTCATCAGCCTGCATTTTGAACACTAACTTAGGATCGTCAACAACATACGCCATAATATCCGAAGCCGTTGTAGAGGCAGGATATTGCTGGTTGAATGTTAATTGACTTGTAGATGGGTCAGTGTAGGAACATCCCACAAAGATACCAACCGTACCAGCAACAACAGCAGTTGTTACTGCGGCTTTCTCAACCGTGCCAGCCGCAACTAGCTTGACGAAATCACCGTAGAAGATAGCAGTGCCGTAAGCACTAGCAATCTTCATGTGCCTTACTTTACCGGAGTACGAACCACTAGCACTTAGCGTGTTAACAGGTTCCGCCCCATTTGGGGTAGCAGAAGTAGCCATATATATGACCTCCTATGTTAAGAAACCACCCCACCCAAGGGTTAGTTTCTGCCGAATGTTGTCCTCGTACTTCTCTCAGGATCTAAGAGCGGCATACGAGGGTCATTTTCTCTGAGATAGTTGTTATCAACAGACTCCATCTGGTTGTCAGCCACCTTTTGGAAATGCTCGGATCTTGCCCGCATCTTTCCTTCCGGTGCTTTGCATAAAAGCAAACCGCCAACCTCAATGTTGCCCTTGAATTTAGAACCCATATCGGACTCCAGCATGAGTTCTGGATGGTCTTCAGACCTTACAGGCTCCCAACCTTCCCGAAACATTCTGGACGTATGAGTTGCATCTGTCTGACCTAGAATACTTGTCCTGACCCAACGAAAAACCCAGCCATCTTGTGGCTCGGGGTCGGGTATTACAGAAGCAGGTTTCCAAGAATCGCTTGGTCTGACATCACTATCTCTTTCTTGTACATCTCTAGGGGTGCGCTCTTCAGCCATTGGTGATCTCCCAATTAAACATATTTGGCATATTGTTCGTCCGTTAATCCCAGCCTCTTAGCGAGAGAGCGTTGGGATGGCGAAAGCTTCACTGTGCGAGGTTTGGCCCCATTATTTCTAGTTGTGGGGGCCACCACCATCGAAGGCTGACCGGCAGTCGAAGCTCGCTCTTGCTGGGAATTCCCAACCTGCCAATCATAATTTGGAAACGCTTGTCTAACCGTTTCATCAATCTGCCTGAAATATTCAGGAGAATTAGGCTTTACACCCTGATTCACTAACTCTGCATGTTTGCCGTAAGCAAGTGAGGTCATCGCCTCATGACCTTCTGCCATGAACCAAGGGTTTCCCGCCGCCCACTCCTGAGTCTCAGGGTCGGGTTGTTGCGGTTGTTGCGGTTGTTGTCGAGGCTGCGGGAACTGCTGTTGCTGCTGCGCCCAAGCCTGCTCCTGTTGTTGCTGCTGAGCCTGTTGATTCGCAGCACTCTGGGCATAACGATCAGCTTCACTTAGCTCCGTTGTTGCCTTGTTCAAAGCTTGCTGGGCCTCAACCACATTATCTGTGTTGCCTTCCTCGTAAGCTTGACGGTACTGCTCTTTAGCCTGCTCAACAGATAGCGCGGCGCGTTCTTTAATCTGACCGATTAAAGCCTGCTCACCTCTACCTATCAGGGATTCATACTCCCTGTTCTTTTCTGCGATTTGCTGGGCGACACGATAAGCTTCGTCCCGCTCGGCAACCGCAGAGTCTCTTTTACGCCTCTCTTCATGAGAATCGTATTTAAGCTTGTTAATCCTTTTCTGGACTTTTTTGCCGTACTTAGATAGTTCGTCGTCAGTCAGTTCGCCGTCTTCTGCTTCCGATGCAACCTCAACAGCTCCATCATTAGCTTCTTCAACAAGCTCCTCCTGCTGACCGCCTATCTTGGTGCGTACACCAAAAAATCTATCCTCGTCGGACATTCGCTCTACATCTACCTGTTGCTCACTCATGCCTTAACAATCCCCCTTGGATCTTCGATAACAGCTTCAACGCTGTCGTCATTGATCAATCTGAACTCTTTTCCGTGGACTTTAAATCTTGTGCCGCTGTAAGAGCGCATCAAGATCCAGTCCCCTTCTGAGCAGAAAGGCCCAGATGGAAATCTTCTCTCATCGTTATAACAGTCTGGCCCCATTTTGGTGACAAACCCAACGATAGATCCGATCTCCTCTTCGTAGAGAGTTTTGTTAGACTTGAGGATGCCGCCATCGAATTCCTTTTCAGGATCTGGCAGCGCGATCAGAATTTTATATCCTTTCGGATCAGGCAACTGATTCGCCTTGCGAGACTCTTCTGTCTCGATTTCTTTTACTAATGCTTCCATTAGGCTTTCCTTTGCACTGGAAAAAGCGTCCAGAGTCGCTTGCACCGCCTATGCGGCGTTATGATTCTTCGTATTTCGCTTGTAGGTCGAGTATTTCTCGCTCCGTTATTGCTAACCCTTCAATAATACCACAGCATTTTGAATACTCTTCAAAGTTTTTGCAACCCCCGCCGCTGATATGGTCGGCGTGTTCGTTCATCTGAAGCCTGATAATTTTCCGAATATGCTCAAACAGGTTGTTCTCAGAGAAGCTACTCACGCATAATATCCTTCATAATCTCAACGCCTAGCTTCGCGCCTTCGACTTGTTCCTTTGAGGCGATGCGTTTGCTTTCTAGCTGACCTTGGTCGTTGTCTTCAGAGATCCTGACCGCCAATTTAGCCTGCTCAAGCTGCATTTCCTGACTAAGCTTCTCTTGGTCTAGGCTTGCCTTCGCCATAGCCTTCTGAGCATCAAGCTGCATCCTTGCCTGCTCCATCATCATCTTGCCCTGTGCTTCCATCTCTTTAAGCTGCAACTCTCGTTGCTGCATTTGCACCACAGGGTCTTCCATCATCTGCTGGTTTTGCTGCATTTGCTGTTCTTGCTGGTGCTTGCCCAGCAACTGAGCTGCCGCTGGTGCGGCAAGTTCCGCTATCCTGAACTCGATGTCTTCCGGTAGCTCTTCTCCCGGTATTGGCAGCTTGGTTCCCAGCTCTTTCTCGATCTCCTGACGATACTGGAAGGCAACGTGTTCCTGCACATGAGCGAAGAATACCCCCTGAATCATGCCTGAATCGGGGGCTTGTGCCAGCAATTCCTGCATCTTGGGGTCTTCCATAGCCGACATGTGAACCTGTATGTGGGCTTCATGATCCTGATAGATGAATGCCTTAACCGGATCGCCGGTAATAATGTTCATATTCTCGGAAACAGGATCTGTCGGCGGTATATCGTCGTCTGTCGGAACAATCTTGTCTGCATCACGAATGTTCAGCACTTCCAACATCTGGCGGTGCAGTAATGGCAGGTCATACATC